CAACGTCTGAGAAGAGCCTCTATGAAGATATAGTCATAGAAGGTCTTCGCATATACGGTCATGATGTCTATTATCTTCCAAGGACAATCATCAATAAAGATGGTGTTTTCAATGAAGCTGCTTTAAATGAATTTGGTGAAGCCTTCCAAGTTGAAATGTATGTTGAAAATATTGACGGTTTCGAAGGAGAAGGAGACATACTTTCTAAGTTTGGTTTAGAAATGAGAGATCAAATGAAACTTGTTGTTTCCAATCGTAGATGGGAGCAGCTCGTGGGAAGATTTCAACCTAATGCTGAAGCTAGACCTCAAGAAGGTGATCTAATCTACTTTCCACTCGTAAAAGGATTATTTGAAATTCGTTATGTTGAAGAGGAAACACCATTCTATCAGTTACAAAATATTCCAACATTCAAATTGAGTTGTGAATTATTTGAATATAGTAATGAAGCAATTGATACTGGAGTTGAAGAGATTGATGTATTTGAAACTAAATTTGCAAGTAGGACTACTCTTACATTAGGAACAGGAACAGGAACATTTGCCACAGGAGAAGATGTCACACAAACAGTTTCTTCTCTAACCATAAGTGGAGAAGTCGCTGAACTAAGAACTAATGAAATTGATTTAGTTGGTATTACATCAAGTGATGGTACTAATGTATCCTTTAGTGTAACAGGAGGCTCTAATGGTGATCTAGTAGGTTCGACAAGTGGCGCGTCTTATGCAATTCTATCACGAGATTCTGACTTTAAAAATATAGATGACATTGATCCATTTGCAGATAATGAAGAAATAGAATCCTTTGTAAGAGAAGGTAACTTCATAGATTTTAGTGAAACAAATCCATTTGGAATACCAGACACAACATTATAATGCTTACAGGAACACACTTTTATAATCAGACACTTAAGAAATCTGTTTCAGTTTTTGGAACGATCTTCAATAATATTCGTATAGTTAAACATGGCGGAGTTGAGGAAAGAGTACCAATTTCATATGGACCGAGACAAAAGTTTTTGGCTAGACTTGAGCAGTCAAGTAGTAGAGATGAGCATATTGCAATAAAGGTGCCCAGAATGAGTTTTGAGATTACTGATCTATCTTATGATTCTTCAATCAGTCTTAATAAGATGAATAAGACATATCATTCATCTTCTGATTCATTTATTTCTAGAGATTCTCTAAGTCAAAGTGTGCCATATACTTTGTCTATTGAATTAAATATAATTTCGAAGACTCAAGATGAGGCTCTTCAGATAGTTGAACAGATTTTACCTACATTTACACCAGAATATACTGTAGGAATTACTAATATGAATGGGCCTGATAAAACGGTCGATGTTCCTATTATATTAAATAGTGTTTCTATTCCTAACGAATATGAAGGTGATTTTGAATCCAGAGGTACTATAATTTATACATTAAGTTTTACAATGAAAGTAAGATTCATTGGACCAATTGCACCGAAGGCTATCATACGAGATGTTTCGACAAACTTATTTGGTGACATAAAAGAAGATGGTGAACAGACTCCTATTGGTCGAGTAAAAACTGAACTGGGTTCATCTAGTGATACTCCTTTTGATTTTACAACAATTACAACATTTGGCTTTGATGATGATTCTCCGTAATGAAAACACAAAAAGATATTTTAGCTGCACTTGAAACAAACCTTCCACAACAACTAAAAAAGATAAAAACTGAGGTAGCTCAGACAGAAATCGTCGTTGATACTGAGGAAGATTATATTTATTCAAGAGAAAAGATTAAAGAATTAATCGAAAAGGCAGAAGAAGCTATCGATACTATGATGGCTCTTGCAAGTGAGACTGAACATCCTAGAGCCTTCGAAGTGCTTTCTGGAATGTTTAAGACTACTACTGATATGATGGATCAACTTATAACTTTACAAAAGAAGAGAAAAGAATTAACACAATCAGAAGAACAAAAAGCCATCGCTTCTGGTAGTACTACAAATAATGCAATCTTTGTTGGTTCTACAACTGAACTACAAAAGTTTTTGAGTAAGAATAATAATGCTGATTAATGGTGAAAAAGGTTACCTCGGCAATAATTTAGTTAAGCGCGATGGTGTAAAAGATAGCTTCACAAAAGAGGAAGTTGGGGAATATGTAAAGTGCATGAAAGACCCAATATACTTTGCAGAGAAGTATATTAAGGTCATCTCACTTGATGATGGACTGGTTGAATTTAAACCTTATGATTATCAAGAAAGAATGTTTAATCATTTTAATGATAATAGATTCTCCATTGTTCTTGCTTGCCGCCAATCAGGCAAATCTATAAGTACAGTAATTTATATTCTATGGTATGCAGTATTTCATCCAGAAAAGACTATTGCTATTCTAGCCAATAAAGGTGCCACTGCAAGAGAGATGTTATCTCGTGTTACACTTGCACTTGAGAATCTTCCATTCTTTCTTCAGCCAGGATGTAAGGCATTAAATAAAGGTAATATCACATTTGCAAATAATACAAAGATCATTGCAGCTGCTACATCTGGTTCTTCTATTCGTGGTCTATCTGTTAATCTTCTATTCCTTGATGAGTTTGCTTTCGTTGAAAATGCGGCAGAGTTCTATACATCAACATATCCTGTTGTTTCAGCAGGTAAAGAAACAAAGGTTATTATCACATCAACCGCTAATGGTGTGGGAAATGTATTTCATCGAATATACGAAGGTGCTATTCAAAATAGAAATGAATTCAAAGCATTCAGAGTTGATTGGTGGGATGTGCCTGGTCGAGATGAGAAATGGAAAAAGCAGACCATAGCAAATACATCGGAGATTCAATTCGAACAAGAGTTTGGAAATAACTTTCATGGTCGATCCAATACTCTTATATCTTCTGATATAATCCTTGGCTTAATTGCTGAAGAACCTCAAGAGTTCAAGAATAATATATCCTATTATGAAAAGCCTGAAGAAGGACACACATATGTAATGGCTGTGGATGTCTCGAAAGGACGAGGACAGGATTATTCTACATTTAGTGTTATAAAAGTAGAGAAAGATAAATTCAAGCAGGTGTGTACATTTAGAGATAATATGATTTCACCAATGATCTTTCCAGATATCATTGTAAGAGTTGCCAAGTTATATAACGAAGCAATCGTTCTCATTGAAAATAATGATGTTGGACAGGTCGTGTGTAATACAGTTTACTATGATTACGAATATGAAAATACATTTGTTCAATCCACTATTAAAGCCGGCGGCATAGGTGTTACAATGTCAAAGAGGGTCAAGAGAATTGGTTGTTCCAATATGAAAGATTTAATTGAACAGAGAAAATTGGATATAGTTGATTCCGAAACGATTTCAGAGATATCTACATTTGAATCAAAGGGTACTTCATATCAGGCATCTGGTGGCAATCATGATGATTTAATTATGAATATAGTTCTATTCTCGTGGTTCATTTCATCCGATGCCTTTGCAAATATATTGGATATGGATTTAAAAGAATTACTTTATCAAGATAGAATCAAAGAGATTGAAGATGATCTACTACCTTTTGGATTCATCGAAGATAATAGAGAAAGTTCAAGTCTGAATACTGAAGCCCACGATGCTCTTGTACAACAGACTAAGAACTGGATTGGATTCTAAAAATCACAATATTTATAAATAGTCTTATTGATAAATTCTTATTATGTACCTATCTTATAATAAACATTAACTGAAAGAAAATTATGGGTTTTCAAGTATCGCCTGGGGTCGAGGTTAAAGAAATCGATCTAACAAATGTCATACCCGCGGTATCCACATCTATTGGTGGATTTGCAGGGTATTTTAAATGGGGGCCTGTTAATCAGATCGCTCTCATTTCGTCCGAGAAGGGTCTGCTCCAAAAGTTTGGAACACCAGACTCTTCTAGTCTCTATGCTGATCCGTTTTTCCAAGCGGCTTCATTCCTCCAATATGGCGACGCACTAAAAGTCGTTCGTGGTGGTAATGCAGAAAGCTTAAGTAATGCAACTGATCTAGATTCAGAGGATTCACCTGATAATGGTATTTGGATTCCTAATCAAACATATTTTGAAGAGGAAAATGTTGCTGTTGAAGGTGGTACATTTGCTGCTAGATATCCAGGCAAAGCAGGTAACGGCCTTAAAGTGTACGCACTGAATACAACCGCGTTTGAAGCGATTGGAACAGACTTACAAAACTCGCCACACCCTGGCTCAGAACAAGAAGGAGTTTATAATGTCTTCGATCTTGCACCAGGCACTGATGAAATTCATGTTGCTATCGTTGATACTGAAGGAACCTTCGGTGTTGCTGGTTCGATTGTTGAAAAATTTGATGGACTCAGTGTCAATAAGACAGCCAAAACTGCTTCGGGTGCTACTAATTACATCAAGAATGTGATAAATTCACAATCGCAATATGTGTATCTTGTTAAAGGTGATACCACTGCTTTTTCAACTGATACCTTTGATAATTCTGCGTCTCCTTCTCAAGGTGGTATTTTTGAACTACAAGGTGGAATTGAGCCCGATGATTCAGCTAACTCGCCAGCAATAGGTGATGAAGACCTTGATAAAGATACTATGTATGCATTAGACTTACTTTCTGATGCCGAGACAGAGGATGTAAACCTTATTTTCTCTCAGATCATGTCAGATGGAGCACTTCTTCAGAATTATGCTCACTCAATCGCTTATTCAAGAAAAGATGCAGTAGCATTTCTTTCTCCACCAAAAAGTGCTACAGTAGCGCAAACTAATCCAATGACTAAAGTCAGGGACTTTGCTAATAATGATGTTACAACTCGTGACAATAATGGCTCTTATGGTGTGATTGATTCTGGTGCATTGTATATCTATGACCGTTATAATGATGTATATCGTTACATCCCTGCAAATGGTCATATCGCTGGACTCTGTGCTAACACAGATGATGTTGCAGAACCTTGGTTCTCACCTGCCGGTTATAATCGTGGTGGACTTCGTAATGTCGTAAAAGTTGCTTACAATCCTAAGAAAGCAGACAGAGACGAGCTATATAAAGCTGGTGTTAATCCAATTGCAGCGTTCCCCGGTCAGGGCATCGTTCTTTTTGGTGATAAAACAGCACAAGCTAAGCCATCAGCATTCGATAGAATCAATGTTCGTAGATTATTCATCGTCCTTGAAAAGGCAATTGCAACAGCTGCTAAATATCAGTTGTTCGAATTGAATGATGAATTCACACGTGCGACATTTAGAGGAGCAGTTGAGCCATTCTTAAGAGATGTTCAAGCTAGACGAGGTGTTAATGACTTCATGGTTGTTTGTGATGAAACAAACAATACCGGCGAAGTAATTGATACTAATCGTTTTGTTGCAGACATCTATATTAAGCCTGCCCGTTCAATCAACTTTATCACACTTAACTTCATTGCTACACGCACAGGAGTTGATTTTGCTGAGGTTGCCGGTCTATCTAACGCTTAAGTATAAATAAAGAAAGGATAAACTATTATGTCAAATTTTAAAATAGACTCACTTAAAGGTAAATTACAAGGTGGGGGCGCACGCCCCAATCTTTTCAAAGCAACCGTTGTATATCCAGCTTATGCTGCTGGAAACACTGAACTCACATCTTTCATGTGTAAATCAGCACAGCTTCCAGCAAGTGTTGTAGGACAGATTGATGTGCCGTTTCGTGGCCGCACATTGAAAGTTGCAGGAGATCGTACATTCGAAAATTGGACTGTAACCATTATTAATGATGAAAATTTCGTTATTCGTGATGCTATGGAGCGTTGGATGGATGGAATTAATAATCATGAAAAAGGTGAAGGTTTCATTAATCCTAGCCAGTATATGTCAGATTTGATTGTTGATCAACTATCAAGAAAAGATGGTGAAAAACCAACTAAGAGTATTGTCATCAAGGATGCGTTCCCTGTGAATGTTTCCGCGATTGATCTTAGTTACGATTCAACAGACGCAATCGAAGAATTCACAGTTGAATTTGCTTACCAACGTTGGGAATCAAATACAACCACGTAAATCTTAATTAAAATAATGGGCACCTTCATGTCTGAGGGTGCCCATTTATTTTGTTATAAATAATATTATGGAATTGTTCGGATATCAAATAACTAAGAAGATAGCCTCGCGAGAGGGTAAACTAGATAAAGATTTAAAATCATTCGTACCAAAACGTGATGATGAAGGATCGTCTTCGGTTGTCACAACTGGTGGATACTATGGTCAGTATGTCGATGTCGATGGTACTAGTAATGATAGTGAAAACGAACTAATTGTTAAATATCGTGAGGCAGCATCACAGCCCGAGTGTGATCAGGCTAT